ACTAATGTTACAATAACGGGAACTGCAACTGTTACTGGTACAACATCGAATCCTACTGTAACAGCTAGTGATGAATTTAGTATAAATGGTAATACTATTACATTATTAAGCACAACTCTTGCAAGCGTTATAGCAGATATCAATAATGCATCGATTACAGGTATAACTGCATCTAATGATGGTAGTGATAATCTAAGAATTGTAGGTACAAATGTTAATGTTGTATTAGCAAATGTCACGAATACACCTTTAGCGGATTTAGGACTTACAGCTGGAACTACAACAGCTACTGGTAATCTTACAAGTCTTCTTTCAAACATTTCCAGTGCGAGTGTATCAAATGTTACTGCTACAAATTCTGGTAATAAATTAAGACTTACGAGTTCTGCAAACATTGTTCTTGCAAACGTCACAAACACACCTTTGACAAACTTAGGACTTTCTGTTGGTACAACTACATCAACTGGTAATCTTACTAGTATTTTGTCAGACATTTCAGGTGCTAGTATTTCAAATGTAACTGCAACTAATAATAGTAATGCTTTACGTTTAACTGGTACTAATGTTAGTATTGTATTAGCAAATGCTACAAACACACCTTTAGCAGATTTAGGACTCACAGCTGGAACTACAACAGCAACCGCAGACTTGACTAGTATAGTTTCTCAAATAACAAACGAGAGTATTACAAATCTCACTGCATCAAATAATTCAAATAAATTAAGACTTATTGGTACAGGCATAAATCTAATATTAGCAAATGTCACTAATACACCTCTTGCAAGTTTAGGATTAACAGCGACTACCATATCAGCATCAGGTGGTTTCTTTGCAAATACAATAGGACATCATGTTTTAAAAGTTGCAAACACAGATGGCGGAGGTGGTATATCACAAGGTGATGAGTTGGTTGGCGTAAAAACAGGTGCGTTTGGTGTTGTTAAAAAAATAATAGATATCACTGCAAGTGAACAATACGATCATGATGGAGATAGCACACCAGATAGAAAAATTGTAACTATGCTGGTAACATCAAATACTACTGCAAATGTATCATCACAATTTGATGCTGGCCCTATGAAAGCATTTTTAGAAAAAGAAGGTGTTAGAAAAGTTAACAGTTCTACTATTGTTGGTAATAGTGTTTTCTCAACTTCTAACAGTCAGATAGAAAATATTCATACTAGTTTAAATGATTCGTTACTATTTGTCAACCATGCAGTTGGTACAATCGCAAGATTATCAAATAGACAAGGTGGACAAGCTTTTACGAAAGCGCCCAAAGTTATTGTTGAGCATAGAAATGTTGCCGCTCTTGGTATTGGTGAAGCATATTTGACAATACAATTTGATGATCCTAATTTCAATACTGGTGTCAACAGTATTATTGCACTTGATACAAATGATAGATTAGAACAAGCAAATGGTGCTAAAGCAAATATCATGGCTGTTGGTACAGCTTTTCAACATGCAAATACAACATTTGAACAAGTAGTTAGAGTTTGGCAAGATGAATTACAGAGAGAGCCTGGAGGTATAAACTGGACTACAGGCACTGTTGCTACAAAACATTTCTCTGATGCTAATCAAAGTAGTCTCGCTGGTACAGGTTCAGTAAATATTGTAAAAATACAAGATGAAGGTATACTTGGTGAAAATGCTAATATCACTGCCGATGTAGGTGCAAATGGTAGTATATTAAGTGCTAGAGTTATCGACTCTGGATTTTCGTATAAACCAAATGAAACAATTACATTTTCATCTTCAGGTAGATTAAACGCTATTCAAGGCACAGGCGTAATCACAATAGATAATATAGCAAACGCAGAAGGTTATTATGCGTCAACAAGAGGACATGTATCATCATCTAGAGGTTTTATACAAGACAGTAATTTTTATCAAGAGTTCTCATATGAAGTTGCCGCATCAATAGCTTTGACACGATATAGAGATGTCGCATTAAGATTAGTACACCCAGCTGGGCAGAAATTTTTTGGAAAATTTAAAGTCTCTACAAACGCTATGAGTCAGTCAGTATCTACAAGTTTAGTGCGTAAAAGAAAAACTGCAACTGGCACTATAGCAATCAATAACAATACAAATACAATTACAGGAACTGGCACACAATTTACAACAGAGTTTACAGCTGGGCAACCAATAATAATAGGGCCTATTAGTGATGTGTTCTATCAAGCACGACTAAATAGTGTGAGTAGCGATACAAGTGCCACAATAGCAGTAAATTGGACGCACGGTAATATAACAGGAGCAAAAGCTCATTATTTTTCAGGAACGGTATCATAATGTCTTCTTATGCTAGTAAAGAAATGAATATCATGGGTGCGAAAGCATTTATAGACTCTGTAAATGAGTCTGACGGAAGAAGCACAAAGAACTCTACAATACTTTATGCTGTCTTAGGTAAAAGCACAGAATGGCCAAACGAACCAAATGCTCCTACAGCTATAGAAACAATCAAAGACAAGCACTATGATATTTGGAAAAATGCTATAGGTGCTAAAAAAATAAACGCAAATGATGTAAGTCACGTAATTCCTAGAAATGACTGGGCTACAGGCACAGTTTATCCTATGTACAAACATACAAATATTAATTTATATACATCTAACTTTTTTGTTCTTACCGATCAAAACAATGTATACAAATGTTTATACAATAATAAAGGTGGACAGTCAACAGTAAAACCAACTGGATTTGCTACGACAGCTTTTACTACATCAGATGGCTATACATGGAAGTACATGTATACAATTAGTTTAGGTAGAGCAAATAAATTTTTAACTGCTTCACATATGCCTGTACAAACATTATCAGCTAGTGATGGTAGTGCAGAACAAACTAATCAACTTGCAGTTCAGAATGCATCAGTAAATGGTGCTATTGAAATTATAGAAACTAATGATGTGGGTTCAGGTTATGGTATGTTACAAAGTACCGCTGTTATAGGCGCAACATCAACTACAATTCAGTTAGCACAAGGTAATCCCTCATCTATAGATAATTACTACAATGGTGATTCTGTTTATGTGCAATCAGGTACTGGCTTAGGACAGTTAAGAAGAGTTATTAATTATGATGGTACAACAAGAACACTCACAACAAATACAGGTTTTGGTACCACTCTTGATACAACATCAACAGTGATTATTTCACCAACAGTTAATGTTATTGGTGATGGTGTAGGAGCTTTAGCTTATTCATTAGTGAATACGAATGGTAATATATCAAATGTAAATGTGATATCTACTGGTTCTAAATATACACACGCTAAAGCATACATATCATCTAATACTACTCATGGTACTGGAGCTACTGCTAATGTAATTATTTCGCCTATAGGTGGACATGGTAATGATGCAGTACGAGAACTTGGTGGTAACAAAGTTTGTTTGAATGCACAATTCAGAGGTAGTCAAGGTGTGTCAGCATCGGGTGCTGGATATATTCCTGCAAATACAGAATTTAGAACTGTTAGTATTCTCAAAGATCCTATCGTTAAAGTCAATTCTAATAATGTTATAATAACTGAAGCTATAGCTAATACATCTAATAGTGCAGATACACTAAGATTAACAACGAGATTGAAAATTTCTTATCAACAATTAATAAATAATGTACCACAGAATGAATTTCAAATAGATGATGAAATAACAAATGAAAGAATGAGAGTAAACGCTGAAAATGGTACTATTGGATTTATTACTGAATTGAATGCAGATGCAAGAGCAACAGCATCAGTAGCACAAGCATCAAATGGCGCAAATGCAACAATAGTTTTTATAAAAGATGATGAGTTAATAAATGATGCATCGTTCTTTAATATCTATCTAAATAATGTAGATAGTTACGGAAATCATATCGCTTTCACAAAGAATGATGTTTTATTAAAGAAAGGTAGTTCTACAAAAGTTGCTACTGTTTCAACAATATCTGGCCCAGAAGCAAACACATATTCAGGCGAGTTTATACATGTAGAAAACTTTCAGAAAGTTGATAGAGCAGTAGATCAAACTGAAGACATAAAAGTTATACTAGATTTTTAAAGGTAAAGTAGATGGCACTCGAAACAAATTTAAACCAAAGTCCTTATTTTGATGATTTTGATGAAACAAAAAATTACAATAGAATTTTGTTTCGTCCTGGCTTTGCTGTACAAGCTAGAGAATTAACTCAGCTACAAACAATACTACAAAATCAAATAGAAAGATTTGGTAACGAGATACTAGTAGATGGTACAATTGTTACAGGTACTGCTTTAAAAATAGAAGACATAGACTTTGTAAAACTTAGAGATAAAGACGCTAATAATAGAGTTATACTGGTGACAGATTTTTTCTCAGGTGGTACTGTAGCAAATGCGACAGTTACTGGAACTACGTCAGGTATGACTGCACAATTAATTGATGCGGCTGAAGGTTCAGAAGCCGCTGATCCAAATCATATGACATTGTTTGTTAAGTATACAAACTCAGGTACAAATAATACAACAAAAGCTTTTGCTGACAATGAAGTGCTTACAATAAGAAATAGAGCGACTTCTGATTTTATAGTTGCCGCTAATACTCTTATCTCTAGTTCTACTGGATTAGGCACAAGAGCATCAGTATCAGATGGTATTATTTTTCACAAAGGCCATTTTGTTAGAGTTGGCGCTCAAAGTCACATCGTAGATAAGTACAGCACATCACCTTCAAAGAAAGTTGGGTTTCAAACAGTTGAAACATTAGTTAATTCTAATATAGATAGTAGTTTGACAGATAATGCGTCAGGTTCTACTAACTTTGCCGCACCTGGTGCAGACAGATTAAAATTATCACCAACACTTGCATCAAGAGTTACTGGCACTGCAAATACAGATACATTCTTTACAATTGCTGAATTGAAAGATGGCATTCTTATCAGAAATAATAAAGAAACAATGTATTCTGATATCGGTAAACATATTGCAATGAAGTTTCATGAAACACTAGGTAACTATGCAACAGAGCCATTCACAATTCGTATTCGTGAACATTTGAAATCTAGCGAAAACTTAGGTAGATATAATTCAGACGAAGGTGGTGATGCTAACAAACTCATAGCAGAAGTCGATAAAGGAATAGGTTATGTAAATGGCCAGAAAGTACATCTTATAAATCCAACACCAATAGAGGTAGATAAAGCAACAGACTTTACAACAAGAGATGCTAGAGTTTTATCACAAGATTTTGGTAATTATATTATTGTCAATGAAACTGTTGGTACATGGGACTTTCAAGGACTTAGAGAAATAGATTTACATGATACGGCCGCACAAGCAATAACAAATGTAACTTTTGGTGCTACAAGTGCCGCAGGAAATAAAATAGGAACTGCTAGAGTAAGAGGATTTGCATATCATTCAGGACAAGCTGGAACTCCTACTGGACAATTTAAGTTATATCTATTTGATATAAGAATGAATACTGATAAAAACTTTGCAGATGTGCGTTCAGTATTTGAAGCAGAAACTGCACATAGTTCAGTAGCAGATATAGTTCTTACTAATGGCAATGCTGTTTTACAAGAATCAAGTAGTAACGTACTAGTTTTACCATTTTCAGCTTTAGGTACAAAAACATTAAAAGACTCATCTAATAATGTTGACACACAATTTGTTTTTAGAACAGAAAAAACTGTAAATTTTTCTCCTGGTTCTGGAATAAATTTAAGTGGAACGGTGGCCGCAAACTCAGCACATGCTGGTGGTGTAGAAACATTGAATGAAACAGGAAGTCCAGTATCTGGAGATAACGAAAGAAAAATTATAGTTGTAGGAAAGACAGAAACTAATACTGTTCCTAAGAGTGGATATATATCAGCATTTGGTGGTTCTGGTTCTAACAGTAAAATCATAACGGGTGTTAATACTAAATTTAATGAAGACTATCAAGTAGGTGATATTATAGAATTATTTGATGATAGTGGCCCTTTCGCAGGTAGTGATCCAGCTAATAAACGAGAGAGACATGTCATAGCACAAATTAATTCGGCTACACAAATTACAACACTTAATGATATATCTGGATCAGGAAGAACTGGACTAACTGTAGGAAATGGTGCTGATAATGTCTCGCATAAACAAATATTTCCAAAGGGTTATATCTATGATACATTTGCTAATGGTGTCATTAGCACCACTAATAGTTCTACATATTCAATAAATCTACAACAAGCTAATGTTGAGAGTAGTTTTACTGCTTCAGTGTATTTTAATGTTTTACGTTCAAATGCAATACAAACAGCAAAGACAGTTAAAAAGAGTAGATATGTAAACATTAATACTGCAACACACTCAGCAACACATAATGGCCCTTGGAGTTTAGGTGTTGCAGATGTTTTTAAAATAGAAGCGGTATATCTTGGCTCTGATGTATCATCAGTAACAGTAAATGATACAGATGTAACAAGTCATTTTGAACTTGACAGTGGACAAAAAGATGATATGTATGATATCGCAAAACTTGTTAAGAAGTCCACAAGTAGTCTTGATATACAAAACAAATCTATACTTGTCAAGTTTTCATTTTTTGAAAGAGATACATCACAAGGTATAGGATTTTTATCTGTAGACTCTTATCCTGTAGACGATACGACTGAAAGTGCTACAACAATTAAGACTTTTGAAATACCAAAGTACATATCACCAACGACAGGTAAAGTTTATGAATTACGTGATGCTATAGACTTTCGTCCAACAAAAGCAAATACATGTAATCCTACAACTGTAGGTACAATTGCTGGCTCACCAACAAATCCTGGCACAGAAAAGGCTGATCCAAATACATTTGTAGTAGACGCAGATGGTGCGTATATGGTTTCACCTGGCGAAAATTTTCAAGCAGATGTCCAACAATATCTACCTAGAAAAGATAGAATTGTAATTACAGAAGAAGGTAAATTAGAAGCTATCAAAGGTATACCGGCAGAAACACCAAAAGTACCTGAAGAAAAAGCAAACTCTATGACACTCGGTGTTTTAAATATACCAGTGTATCCATCTCTATCTTCAAAAGTTGCAAGAGATAATGACAAACAAACATATGGTGTAAAACTTACACTAGAAAATAATAGACGATATACAATGAAAGATTTGAGAGGCATTGAAGAAAGATTAAAGAATGCTGAATACTATTCCTCTCTCAATGCACTAGAAGCCAGTGTAAAGAATAAGCAATTGTTTAATAGTTCTGGTTTTGATAGATTTAAAAATGGATTTTTTGTAGAAAACTTTGATGGACATAATCTATCTGATACAACAAAGAGAGGTTATAGAGCATCTATAGATAGAAATAAAAACCATCTACGTCCTTACTTCAAGAGAAGAGATATTCTCATGGAGAAAGATAAATCGTTAACGTCTACGAATGTTACACAAACTGGTAACTTACTCACTCTTGCTTATACTCATGAGTCTTTTATCAATCAAGATAAGGCAAGCAAAGCTAGAAATCCAGTTCAAGAGTTGACATTTAACTGGCAAGGTAATTTGACATTAGATCCACCTATGGATAACACACCTGATATTACAGCACTGCCTGATATTCAAATGGACTTCTCAGGTATGTTCGAAGCTTTTGAACAACTAGCGGCCGCTACAGGATTTACTGGTACTGATTGGGGTAGTTGGATTAATACTGACAATGCACAAATTACAAACATAACAACAGAGAGTAATATTGATAACAATACTGGTAGAGGAACAATATCTACTGTTGGTACTTTACAACAAGAGCAAATAAAACAAGGTATTCAAACATCTATTAGTCCTGCTAATCAGACTTTTAATATTGGTAACTATGTACAACAAGTAGCTGTACGAGAGTTTATGCGTTCAAGACTCATTAAGTTTACCGCACATGGTATGAAACCTAGCACAAAAGTTTATCCT